AGGCCTTGTCACCAACTTTGGCAACTACAACATGAGACTTCTTTGGGTGAGATGGAGTTTTCTTTGGCTTGTTAAAGCCAGATACCCCGGCCTTCTTTAGCCGGGGATCTCTCTTCTCGGCCATTTACTTCTTCTTGCCCATTTTCTTAGGCATAGCCTTTTTCATTGGCTTGCCAGACTTCTTCGCTTCCATCTTGGCATCTTTCATACCCTTTGCTGAGTATGGGAATTCTTTCTTTCCGACCTTTGGCATTTGCTTCTCCCTTTGAGTTATGACTTTGACTTTCCCACCGCTGTTTATATCAAACGAGATGGAAATCTCTATGGCCTTACGAGCTTCATTAGCTGCTGTTCTTGTATTCGTTGGGGATAAAGATGTTCTGGCTAATGCACCAAGTGCATATGAACTTCCAGATCCAACTCCGTATATTCCACGATCATCTCTTACCCAAGAAAAGTCATTATCGATTTGATAAATCTTTCCTCGAAGGCAGATCAATGCATCAAAACCTGATCCATCTTTGGGGTCGTTATCGGCAGTCTTAGGCGATGGGTCGTATCCATAATCTGCGTATGCTTGCTTGAGTGATGGCAATAAATCTGTCATCATAAATTTATCTAGGTTCACACCTCGTGGAATCTTAGGAGCATTCCAACTGTGTAGGGCTATATCCCCGGCGATTGCATCGCCAGCAAAGGCAATTACATACTCACCCTTTTCAACTACCTTATCCATACCGGTAGCAATGAACTTCTGATCTGCACCAACTATTAGGGATTCGGCTGCGATCAATCCCCAGCCTTTACCTTGAATCCCAATTATGGTTGTCATGCTCAGTCCTTGAATGAGTTGTTGGTTGAGTCGAATGCCTTACCGGCTAAGTTGCTTAGTTCGACTGCACCACGAATATCCTTCATGTTTGTTGAAGATGGTTCGATACCTTGATCGATTGCAGACTTGTATGCGTTTAGTTCTGCATCCCATTTTTTCTGGGGCATCAGCTTTGAACTATTAGCATCACCTGTATTAACTTGTAGGCCTGATTGCTTTAGGCATTCACCCCAGTTGATGTGATCCTGAGTAGGGCAACCTGTTCTGCATCCCATTAAACTATCTCCACTAAAAATCCGTTATGGGCTATGTTTGAATCAGAGTCGGCCTGAGCTTGAGTTCTGATCTGAAAGCCTTGTGCTACAAGAATATCTTTTGTTGCTTCGTTTACTATGTGACCTCGCCCACCGAGGAACACATAATCATAATCTCTAAGTTCATCTTCGGTAACTGCTCGAGATAAAGACAGTTCACCATCGTTGATAAGCACAGCAACCCCTCGCTGGGATACGACTCTACGCCACCACTTGTCAGCCAATGGATAACCTTCCATTACCTGCGGTGGATAAAATGTATATGTTGCCATGATTCTCCTTGTTAATAGAGAGGGAGGCAGGTTGCCCTGCCCCCCTCAACTAATGCTCTACTAGAGAGCTGATCCGCCTGTTTCCAAACGAACGACTGCTGCATCACGGAAGATGCCCCAGCCACCGAAGTACTTCCAGCCGAGGGCTGACTTACGGCGAAGGATGTCGATCTGAGGAGCCACGACTGTTTGCACATCGTAAACATTAGCCTCAAGAAGAGCTTCCTTGCCAACTGCAACTGCTGAGTAAACAGTAGCTGAAGATGCACCTGAAGTGGTTGATGGAACACGAGAAGTCTGAACAACTTGGAAGCCTTCAAGAACACCAATGGTGCCTGTCAATAGGTTTCCTACATTGTCAGTTGTGTACTTGTGGATGTCCACGAATCCGCCTGAACCAGTCTCGGCACGAAGGTCGAAAGCTTGGCGTGGGTGGATGAACAATGTGTAAAGGTCACCAACACGAGGTTGAGCGTTAGCTTCAAGAAGCTCTGTTTGTGCCTTACGAAGCATTGCTGTTGAAAGAACATCTGAAGCTGTAAGAGTAGCTGTTGATGTACGGCTTCCACCATACTTAACTACTGTTCCAGATGTTAGTGCTGTTGCAACTAACTTATCCAATGTATCTGCTGCGTTGTAAGCAATCGCATCACCGATCATGGTGTCGATAGAAGAGAATGTGGCCATGTTGACCTTCTCTGTCTGCTCAACAGCATTACCGTATTCAGTAACAGTAACTGTTACCTGTGATGGGTTTGCCAATGCAAGAGGTGTTACATCGGATGTTTCTGTTAATGCTGTGGTTGCTGCTGCCAAGTTTGAATAAACTGCAAACTTGAGAGTAGTTCCCGGGTTGGTGAGTGCTACTGGTCGTAGGTCTGCGACTGAACGCATGACAGGAAGTGAGCGGAGTGCAGCTCTTACATATGTGTCATATGCATTGACTACGAGGTTGCCTACACCAGAGATTTGAGTGGTTGCCATTTACGGCACCGCCTTTCTGGGTTAGTACCCAGCTTTACCAAGATCTGCAAATAACTGCTTTAATGCATCTGGCCCCTTTGCAGCGGCCTCATCCATCTGGGCTTGAATCATCTGTTCACGATCAGCACTAATGCCGCCGTCTACAGTTGACTGAGCCTTCTTGTAGCTATCTATAAATCCTTCTGGTATTGCTGGATTTGATTGGTTGGTTTGTGACACACCGAATACATCTCCGTATTCTGTGAGCCATGACGACAACGATTCCTCCGTGAGGTCGATGTCCTGTGGAATGAAAGCCGAAATCTTCGGATTCACTCCTCGAGCTGTAAGGACTTCTGAGATAGTTCTCTCTCGTTTTTCTTTACGCAAATTGGAAAGCTCTTCCTGAATTTCCTTCAGTTGCTTTTCTTTTGCCTTATTGGCCTTGCGTAGTTGTCCGAGAACATCGTTCGAATCAAGTTCGAAGTCATCCTCTTCCAGTTCGTAATTGGACATTTGTCCTACTCCCTTTTCATGTTAGTCGCTGGCCACAATGCAATCGGGGAAATGCATTGGCTCCAACTTCCGGGTTTATACTCATCTCAAGTTCCGGCATTTCTAGAGATGGAGTGGGTGTCCGGGTCTCGAACCCGGATGATTGCCAATCACCCTGTTACTTAAACTGTTTTAACTCTTAGTGCCTTAGATCCGATACCACTTGTGCCACCGAATGCTGCTGCACCTGTTGCCTTAATTCGTGCTGCTTGTGCCTGTGCTTGGACATCTCCACCGAACTCGGCAGCGATTGCTTCCTTGGCTCCGAAGTTCTCACCATAGATAGCAGCAAGGTTTCCAGTTGTCTGGAGTTCACGCTGAACCTGTGAATACTTCTGGCGTTGTGATCCATAGCCAAGAGATCCTGCACCGTAGGTCTGAGCCATATTTGCTTCTTCTGCTGTTAGACCTTCGATAAGAGCTGCTGCTGTATTCATGTTCTTTCCAGCAATCTGCTCAAGGATTCCCTGACCCTTTGCTGGGTCAATCATGTATGCAGTAAGGGCTTCGTCACCGATACCGTATAGATCCTTAAGTTGCTTACGAACATTGGAATCTGTGCCTGTAGTTACAAAGTCACGGTATGCCTGAATGATGTTTGCAACATCGACATTGGTGAGGTTGTTCTTTAGGAAAGATTGGAAGTCTGTTGTCTGATCGTAGAATCCTGTTGGCATATTGTATGAAGTCAATACCTTCTGGTATTCATCTTCCATTCCAACGATTGTCTTCTCATCTAGTGCCTTGTATCCAGCAGAAAGACGAGCTTCATTGACTTTACCAAAGCGTTCATAGTAAGACTTGGTGTTAATCAACTGAAGGTAGAAACCTTCTGAGGTTGTAGGGATTTCATCAAATGCCTTGCCAAAACGATCTGTGCCTTTGCCAGCAAAGATTGCAGCAATGTCATCTCCAACCTCTTTAATACCCATCTGGGTAAAGCGTTCCCGGATAACATCAAATGCTGACTTACGCTGGGCTGCAATCTGTTCTGCCTTAGCAGTTTCAAGTTGCTTTTTTTGTGCATCAAGCATCTTTTGGAATTCTGCATTCTGTGCAGCAATAGCCTTTTGGATAGCAGCATTGACATCTTCAGGTGTCATACCTGCTACTTGTTCTGGGGCAGGAACTGTGTCTTTTGTTCCATCATCATATTCAGTAATTTGAATACGATTTGCACCAGATCCTGAGTAATACTGACGAACTACCTTTTTACCAGTTTGAGTTTTAGTTCCAATAACTTTTACAGATCCATCGCTGTATGTAACAGTAAATGTTCCATCACCATTATCTACTCGAGAGACTTCAGTTACTCCAGCAGGTGGATTATCTCCTGATCCATCTGTAATTCCTGTTGTATCGCTAGATGCTACACCGGTATTACCCATGCCAAGAATCTTCTTATCAGCATCTGACAATGTCTGACCAGATGTAAGTCTTTGAAGTGCTTGTGCTGCTTCATTCATTGGAACGCTTGCTGTTCCTACATTTGTACCGGCACCTGCGGCTGGCCCTGATGTTGCAGCAGCATACGGATTGGTTGCTTGCTGAGGAGCTGTAATCTTTACAGTTGTTCCACTAAAAAGAACTGTTTGTCCTGCTGCTTGACGAGCTGCAAGTGTCGGGTTATCAGCAAGGATCTGGGCAACAGTAGTGCCTTGTTTCTTTGCAATACCTGAAAGGGTATCTCCGGATTTAGCCTTTACTTTTTCTGCCATTATGGAATCACTCCGAATCTCGAACCGACATCAACTAAGATGCTGTCAGCTTTAGCTCTTGCGTTGGCTGTGTATTGCCAACGACTATCTTTGTATAGGTCTTGCTCGAACTGCCACAATGGAGTGACTGTTGATGAAGTCTTGTCTCCGACAGTTGTTGTTGAGCCAATCATTGCTTTACGAACAGTTGCATCCTCTAGATCTAGTGAACCTTCTGGCACCTCAAGGATACGAGAGATTGCACCGATATAAGGGCTTGCAATAGATAGTGGTGACTCTCCGTTAAGGATTCGATCACGGAACGCTGGGAAGAGTTTGACTGCTTCCTGACGAAGGTTCTCATCAATCTGCTCGTTAGATGTATCTCCAAGAAAAACATTCTTTGCAAGATTATCTGCTGCTGCCGCAGTAAGGGCTAAGCCAAACTGACGATACTTGGTAGTAACCATAATCTTGTTGGCATTAATCTGTTGCTGGACTTTAGGCTGAGATAGATACTGGTCAGTTCGGCGAAGCTTCTTCTCGAAATCGCTGATATTGGATGATCCAATAAGAAGTGTCTGGAATTGCTTATCATCTATCTTAAAAGCAGATGATGCGATTTCAAGGTTCTTACGATAGATTTCGATGTAGTCAGCAGCAGCCTGAGCAAAGGTATTTCCTGCACGGATAGAGTTAGCAACATCTGGCTTAACTGTATCCAACTGGAACTGAGCAATAGTCTTTAGACCAATGTCATACTTGATTTCATCCATGCTCTTGACTTTGGCAAGGTATTGATCTCGGTAAGTATCTTTAGTTGCCTGATCCAACTTAAGACCATTGGCAAGTTCGGCTGCACCAATAAGTGCATAAGTTCTTTGATTGACATCTTTAGCCCAAGCAGTTCCCGAAAGGTATGCTTCAACATTGGCAGCAGACTCACCGAGTCGTGCCATGCTTTCAAGCTTCTTGTATATGTCTGGGTAGTTAGCCTTAAAGTAATCGATAAGATACTTGCTACCGTATTCACCAAGCTTTGATTGCTGTTCTGGTGTCAATGCATTTGGATCAACAACAATTCCACCTTGATAGGTTTTACCGCCAACAGTTCCTGTAAATGGCTTACCGTTCTTTAGGTATGGCTTGTCAGCAGTTCCTTTACCGGTGAACTTATCCCCACCGCCGGTATTACCTCCGGTGTTTCCACCAGTATTGCCACCGGTGTTACCACCTTTGTTGCCGCCTTTATCGCCACCTACTGCTTGATCTACAACAGTTGGGCCTCCGCCTACTCTGCCTGTTGCCTGATTAGGATTTGGAAAATTAGGAAGGTTGTCTGAAATATTTGGAATACCATCGCCATCGGAATCTTCTTTAGTTCCACCTACTACTCCACCTGCTTCAGGTGTTGGTGTAGTTCCAACTGTTACTTTGCCAGTCTTTGTATCTAACTTAGCAGTATTCTTTGTAAGACCAGTTACTTCTTTAAGAAGAGTATTCTGTTGTTCTACTGCTTGATTGTAAAGTTTTTCTAAACGCTTAAGTTCTCTTTCATCACCGGGTGATGCTGTATTTGTTGCAATGTTTCTAACGATACGATTGATGCCAAATAAGCTATCTGCAATAGATTGCTCGAGTGATTGGATACGATCATTCTTTTGGCCAACTACAAACTTGACTGCTTGATCGTATTGGCTTGCTGCCTTTCGGGCAGCATTGGCTTTAGCAGCAGCTTCTGACTCTGCCTTAGCCTTAGCGGCTCTTGCCTTCTCAGCTTCGAGAAGTGCATTGATGTCAATAGTGCCTTTAGGCTTTACTGTCTCTGCCATTATCGGACACCTGCAATCTTCGCTATAACATCGCCGTATGAATTAAGAGTCTTGTTGACTGCTTCTGTTTCTAACTCTGGGTTAGCCATGATTGCCTGTTCAACTACTTGACCCTTGCCAGCCATCGATAGGCCTCCAGTTGTTGTAGTTGAATATTGACCCGGTGCTGTCTGTGTCTGTGTAGTGATTGAAGGGTTAGCCTTCTCAGCAGATGTAAGAGTCTGAAGCAGTTGATTGTATTCAGCATCACGAGGATCACGACCAAGTTTTGCACGAAGTGCATTCTGCACGATTGCCTGTGCTTCTTCCTTAGTTGAGATACTTGAGACTCTCTGAGTGGTTGTCTTTGGTTCTCCACCACCGCCGGATCCAATGGCCGCTAACTTCTCTTGCCATGTTCGACCACCATCAGCGTTGGCTTCGCCAAGAAGTTTCTTAAATGCTTCTGTGTCAGCCTTGCCCCAATAGGCGGTCTGGAAATCAGACTTAGCAAGTTGTCCACCTTGAATCAAAAGAGCTTTAACTTGGTTCTGATCTGATAAAGATTTAATCTGTTCTCCAAGAATCTGATATACCTGAAGATCTGAAACTTGATATAGGGCAGAATAAA